CATCAATCCACGGAATCAGCTCCTTATCGATGAAATGTGCAAATGCCTCCATGCGGCGCAAGAACGTCATACCGTCGCGATACGTGAACGGAACACCATTGGTATACGGAGGAATCAAGTACGGGAATGTGGGCCGCGTCGAGAAGCCCTGAACCGTGGTAGGTGGAATCATGGTCATTTTAAAATCCGTTCGCAAAGAATTCGTTATCGGTATTAAGCACTGACATGAATAGCTCGTTCACGTCAGTAAGGATCATCAGGTCCACATTCAGGATAGCACGGCGGAATTCCATAATGAGAGAGGCGGGAGAGCCCTGGTATCCCTTTGTCGTGCTACTCGCAGTGCTCTTGCCCTTAGCCGTGTCGTTGCGGTCTTCGCTGGCAGAATTGTCCTGAGTGCCCGTATTCTTACTCTCGACGCCGTTGTCGGCGTAATTGCCAGTGTCGTTATTGTCAAGCTGGGATTGCGGATACGTCGAACTAACAGTTACACCATTGGCGTCCGTCGCGCTCTTTGTGGTGCCCTCGCTTTTCGATTCCGCTTCACTCTCGGTCGTTCCGCTACCAAGCGTTTCCATGTTGATCGTTGTAAGTGGGTCATACGTGATGCGCGCCGACTTATATAGCTCGTTGTAATACGGCATGATTTCATTCATCTTGCGCCGCATATTCCATTGGAACTGGTCAATTGTTTCTAGACCAATTTCACGGTTCCAGTACCGATCGATGATCTTTTTGTTAAGTGTAGAACGGTACGATTCATCAAAAATAGGGTAATCGTTCAAACCGACATCGCCGGTGTGTTCCAACACTTCCCAAAGGTCCATTGTGAATGACGCCATTAGTTATCACTGTCCCTCATCTGAATTTCCTTCGTACCCATCTGCTCGCCGAGCACCGGAGTTGCCGCACTTGTCTCGCTCGTGATGTGGTATTCGACACTAACCTTAAGACCATACTTTGCATTGATTTCGTCTGCCGCCTGACGGCGGGCATTAAGGTTGACAGCTCGCATGTTGTCAACCTGCGAATTGTTTGCATCAACTTCACTAGCAACTAGACGCTCTTTCTTGTCCTGATTGGCAAAGTCGAAACCAAGATAGCCCATGCATTCTCCCCATTCGCGGGTGCGAAGAATGTGCATCTTTTCGAGCACGTCAGGGTCAATGCCAAGATCGAGAGCCGCCAGCGGAAGCCCCGCTTGCCCCATAGACGCCCACTGCTCAGAATCAACAGTGATAACAGAATTACCCTTGTCAATTTGATCATTCATCTGAGCCATAGAAAGACGCTGATTCTCGTTCGTTGCAACAACACGCGGGCGACGCGCATTCTTAGTGTTAATTTCAATGGTGCGATCCATTGCTGCGAGACGGCTCGCATACACCGAAATAATGTCTAGATCGGGCTGGCGAAGATAGTTACTCCAAATGGGAACGCAATCCTTGCGGGCAAGTTGCTTGCTCAGCAACAGGTTGCCGACGACCTGGAATGACGTAGGGTTTTCCTCCCAGTTAATAATTCCGGCAGGGCTGCCCTGTAGCGAAAGGTATTTTCCCATTGTCGGTTCGAGATAAAACACACTCAGACCGTATCGAAGTAGCGTCAGCTCCAAGAATCTAGGGTCAATGCTGTCAGGCAGACCGGTCCACTTAAAGCGATTGAGACACATTTCAGTGAGAATACGCGTTAGCATACGCTCAATCATCAACTCCCGGGAGAGTTGCGGGTCACCCGTGAATCGCGCACCGGATGACAGGAACGGCTGATACACCGTTTCCCATGCTGCGTCAGGCTTTTTCTTATTTCCCATTAGTACGCAATTCCATTCTTCGGGACATTATCCGCAATGTCAATTGAACCAATTTTAGTGGGGTCCGACCAGACCGTAACCCCCTTTTCAAACATACCACGGATAGCGTTTTTCACCCACTCAGGCGCGTACGTGAAAATTAGCACCGTTTCAGAAAATCGCCAATAAGTAAAGTTAGACATGCACATAAGGTCTTGCGGAATATTGCGAATGTACGTGTTTACCGAATATCCATAACGAAGCCAATACTCACCAATGCGATTCATTGCGCCAGGCGAAATGGTCTTCATGATAAAATAAAGGTTAATGCCATTTGTCATAGTGAGTAGGAATGATTCGCCCCCTGCCGCACCAGCAGTAAACGGAGGGGTTAGCGCCATATCTTCCACCTTGGCGTTAATTGTTGCAATCTGCGTTGCGTAATCTCCGCGAGCTCCAAAATCGGCAAGACCCTTATTAGCATCATTAATCTGATTTGCCGTGCTCACATTCGATCCAACACTCGCTCGACTTGCAGCAAGCGCCGTATCCGTGTTCTGACCACGGGCCATAATGTCAATAAGTCCATTAGCCGCACCCGCAGCGGCCCCTACAACATTACCGCTCGCAAGGGTCGAGGTTGCATTAATTGCAGTATGCGCACCCTGAGCTCGGTTAGCCACATCATTGTTGCGCTGTGTCGACCAGCGATCGATCTGACCCTGGAAGTCCATGTTTCCAATGGAAGCGGCAGAGTTGTCATATGACACTTGGTTCCCCTGCAACGCCTTCTGCTGCGACCAGTCAGAAGTCTTTCGCTGCTGAGCAATGCTGTTGAAGTTTTGTGCAAGGCTGAGGTTTCCCGCGTCGCCAGTCAGTGCCATTGTTGGGTAGTTGTCCATAACCAAAGCGTTTTCGAGATAGTCACCCTGGTCGTACATGTAATCAACCGTGCCATCGGCATTCTGGCGGGTGCTTTCCAAGCCCGCCTGACGTGCATTGTATGAACGAAGATAAATCATCATCTTCTGACCCGGCGTAAGATTGCTAGACTTAATGGCAATCTTTGCATCATCCATAGGAATGTTTTCCGGCTTAAGAACAACGTTTGCACCCTGGAAAAGCGTCATTTCGATAGCGCAATAGGGGTATGTAAGGAACTTCTTTAGTGACTTATATCGCTGCGGAATATTAGCACCAAAATTGTCACGGAAGTTTTGACGAATGGTTACGTACTTGCCGCGGCCTTTGTCAGTGTTATTAATCTGCTGATAAACACTAACGTTTCCCTTGGCAAGCTTAATCTCATTGTACTTTTCACCATTTGAGAAAGCATCGGGAACCAACGTCACAGACTTAATAGCGCTGGTAATCCAAGGATACTTAGAGTAATTCTGGGTGAAAAGAATAAAATCAGCAATGCTCTTGAAGAAATACGTTGGTACGCCGCTAGGCACACCCTGCACATAATTAGCCCCACCGGTCGACAACTCAGGCTTTCCACCGTCTGCCTCAGGATCAACGAACAGGTTGGCCGCACACACCATAGCCACGGACGCTGACGCGCCACCCATGATGTTTTGCGTGGCAACATTAGCTGTCACCATCTCCGAGCCCGTGTCAAGCCCCTCAGGCACCGTAAGATACTTACGCCCGTAGTCATTGAACTGATTGGCATTGGCAACGCCAATGTGCCCCTGCTCGACAAAAGCGGAAGAGAACTGTGCACGATCACCAAAGGTCTGCCACACGTCAAGCTGTACCTGAATCGTGGTTACACCCGGGGCTGTGAAGTCAACGCCAATGATGAAATAGTAGTAATACATTTCTTCGCCATTAACGGGCTTCTGTTGTGGGTTATGCACGCGAACGTAATTGTACCCGTAAACCTTATCAATAGGTAGCGGAAGCTTAATCGGCTCGTCCGCCTTGACATAGCGGGCCTTGCCAATGTTGGTGTGTTCAAATCGATCGCTTTCAAGGTACGTGTTCAACGCCGCCTTATTGGCGAACTTTACAATGTTTCGGTATTGCGAATCCCACCGAACATTGCACAACATGATTGAGGTATCTTCATTCCAGACCGCATAGTTAGCACCAATGGCCCTAACCAATTCGTTGAAATCAGTCATATCTAATCCTTAATATATGAGAATGGCCCTGCACACTCGGAAGTGTGCAGGGCCAGTCTACAGGGAATTACTTGGTAGTGCTGGTCTTTCCGTCAGTCGATGCAACGCGAGCCTGAGGGGCCGCGTCGTCACCGTCCGTGATCACACCCGGCTCAGGCCAGAGGCGGGGAATGTCACCCGTCAGGGTGAATTCCTTGCTCTTGCTCTTCGTCGGGTCAACGGCCGACGTAGCCGTAACCGTGATCTTACCCTCAGTGGTAACCTCATCGTCGGTAGCGATGCCGTTACCAAGCTCATCGTAACCAATAACGAGAGTGCCGTTGTTCTGAATGGACGTGAGCGGTGAGGTCTT